CAAGTGCAAAACACACGAACTATTTTTGAAAATGTAACTTTTGTTAAGCCTTTTAATGGTATAGAGGCAAAAACTGTAAATGGTTTAAAAATAATTGGCTGCTATTTTGCCTCAACTAAAAATGTTTCGGTAAAACTTGAAAATGAATTAATTAATGACAGTGGCGATCATGCTATATTTGCTAATACATTTGACGCTGGAGCAGAGCTAGGGACTATAGCCATAAGGCAACTTAACTCTGGCGGCTTAAAATGCACTAGCAATAAGTTTCTTGCAGGGGATACGCACTACCAAGGATCTTTCCAGCACACCGGGTCAGGAGCAGAGTCAGGGGATACAAGCGTATTAATTTTTAATAACAACAGCTCAGAGAATTGCACAGGCTCTGCAATGTCTTTTAATTCGGTTTCTCCGGCAACAGTTAAATATATAATAATATCAGACAATCAATTTTCTCTTAATGGAGCAACAGGTATTTTATTTACTGATCCCGGCTATGACTATATAAGCGATATCATTATAAGCGGAAACAATTTTAATATGGGTGGCGTATCTCCTGTTTCTATTAATTGCGGCAGGCTTTCACGCTCATGCATCGGTGAAAATATACATCTAGGAAACAGCACAGGGGAGACAGGGATAATAGTATCAGAAAATTGTAACGGAATTAAAATAGCACCTCAAAAATTTACGTCAATAACTGATGAGTGGATTGTTAGCGCATTAGCTGCAAATATAGAATTTACCGGAGGTGCTTGGGAGTCTGGCAGCGAGTCAAGCACGACAAATAGCGCATACGCGGCATTATTCGCAAGTAGCACCATAAATGTTATATTTAACACTCAACTTCCAGCAATACCAAGGATAAATTTAACGCCTGTTTCTGGTGGTGGGGTTTTAAGCGCTTCTTACTCATCTGTAACAACTGCTGGCTTCAACATGATCATTTATGGAGTAACCAGCGGTGGCTCTGTAAGTGTTGAATGGGATGCCTTGTACTAACCTTCATAATCTGGATGCGGTAGATTTAACTTTTCTATCGTTTCCAATGTCTCATCAAAATACACAGCCTCATCTTTAGTTAGTGGATTTACTATCAGTTCATTTTCTGCATTATTAATCATGACTTGCCCTCTTTATTAAAAATTAAATTCTCGCTTATAACATCGAAATAACTAACAATACAAACGCCAATTATTCCAAATAAATACCATGTTATAAATATCATTAGTTATTCCTTATTTGCCTACCTATTCGTAATTACTGTGAAGCTCGTCTATCTGGTTTTGAAGATTATCTACTTTCTTTATAAACCCGCTAATGGCTATCTCTTCGCGCTTAACTGATAGTTTTCCTATTGCTTGCTTTGCAATCTCTTTGATTAGGTCACGATTATAAGCGAACATATCAGTCGCATCGCGGTTGTCCTTGCTACTAAAAGCAACAATAGAAACTACATCTGTCGTTCCCTGTATTTCAATTAGCTTCATAAAGTTGTTGGCAGCAGCGTGAATCTCTTGTGATAACTTTTCTCTTGCGCCTTTTCTGATGCGCTCATCAATGGTATTTACTTTGCTCATTTTTATTCTCCAAATTTCTATCTAAGTTTAAATTGGAATAAATAGACACTTCCACTCTCTATATCGTCTATTTAATCTTGTTGTGTTCGTTATTTTAAGGTTTAGGGTTATTATAGACCTAGTTTTAATTGCACTTTATCGACAAGCTCCAATACTGATTTGTCATGTGCTTTTTTCTGCTTATTAATCTGCCTACCGAACAAGCTCCATTCACTGCCTAGCTTTTTAAGCTCCTTTCCTTGGTTTGACAATCTAGTCATTTCTGAGTCAACATTTAATAAGCCTTTTTCCATTTCATTAAATGCACGAATAAATTTAATTTTCCACTCTAAAGCCTTTTTTCCACTTAGTGACATAGCCACTAATGAAAACCCATCTCTTGTCATGTTGAAACATTGTAAAACTTTATTTTGTGGCGAGGTGTAAGAGGAGCGAAAGAAATGTTGCGCTCCGAATTCTGGCTCACTTTCCACTAATTCATCAATGCGCTTCATAATATATCTATGACCTCCCGATACATTAAAGTGCTCAAATACAACCTTGGAGTTAGTCATTAACTCGCCATTGCTAATTTTTACTAAATCATTCATTTTTTAACCTTGTTAATTGGTGATTATCAAATAATACAACTCCTATCATGAGTTGTCAAATTTAATTTTCATCAACACAATATCACATTAATTCTCTAATTTTTTTATTTATCCTTGCTGTTTCTGCTTTTATATCTGATATTTCAGGGTATTGCTCTTTTAAAGATTTGTGATTTACATCGCATTCAAGCCACTCAACTTTATCAATCCCCACTTCTTCAATTAGCCGCTGCCTGTATTCAGCCCTCATGCCTGAGTTATGAGCATTACACTTGTAGCATTGCATTCTTAAATTGGCCAACATAAACCGCCTTGGATCAACTTGCTTTTGTGGGATAAAATGACCAACATGAAAGGCTTGTCCAGAATCTTCATGATGCTGTTTTTTGCCACACGTATAACACGGCTCACCCTTTCTTAAATAATGCTTGATGTATTTGTGTAATGCAGTTTTGAGGTTGTCATAAAATCCATTTTTGCCAGTGCGCGTTTTAATTGATTCTTTACGTCTCCTAGTCTCTTTATTAAAGGCTTTAACCTCTTTGGCTAGTGCTTGTTTAGCTTTGTTGTTTTCTCGCGTTATTCGCTTTGACGTTTCTTTATTTGCCCATTCAATAGCATCGTTATAGCTACAGAAATTTCCTTTGGGCGTTTTGATTAATGTATCGGCTTGTTGATATTCACCGTGACACTTACATTTCCTTTTGGCGACTGTCATTATTTCAACCATTCCATAACTTTAGATATAAACGATTTATTCTCACTAGCCTTTCGACCACACTCAAAACAAAGCTTTTTACCTCTGCGTTGAGGGTAATATAAATCGCCTGAATTGATAGCGTGACCTCTTTTACATTCAGTGTTTCTTTGTGCTCGTTTTGAGTTCATGATTACTTATCCTTAAATTTAATCCCAATCGCGCATCATCACAAAGTCGATGTTACTTAACCCTGTAAAATCCCATTCATCTAATTCAGCCTTTGGTATATCAACCTTTTTACCGTCTTTGTAATACTGGTTTTCAGAGGCATTATTTTTATTTATTTCTGCTCTTTGCTCTTGTAGCTCATAAACATCTTCTACGTTAATTTTCATAATTAAGCCTTATAATCCAAATTTAAACCCATAGCTCCAAAGTGATTTTGTAAATCATCTCTAAGCCTATTGTGCATCGGTGTATCAAATAATCTTGTTACTGGTAGCATTTCCATTTCAAGAAGCTGATGTTCGTAACTTAATTGAAAATAACCTTTAGCATTTAACCCTTCACCGATTAACGGCCCCATATATTCATGCGCTAAAAGTATCGGCATTCCAAAGGTAAATTTTATATACCTTGTTGTTTCAGGAATAGTTAACGCTAGTATATTGGATATTTCAGGTATCCAAGCCTGATAAGCCGCATTAGCTGGCAAGCTTCGTTTCTTTTTTCTATCAGAAATATTAAGTACAAATTTCTTTTGAGGATTAGCGCCCAGGAACACATCTATTTTTCTGTAAACGTCCTGCCTAAGTGTTAATGATATCGGTTCATTTTTCACTTTTCACCCACCCATACATAAGTAACCGGCTGTCCCGATAATTTTCTGTTTATTTCTTTGCGTACCATCTTTCTGTAAAACAACGACCGTAAACATGCTTGTATTGAAGACCTACTAAACTCTAATTGCTCAACAATATCAGTAAGCAATATCTTCCCATTGGTTTTTATAAGGTCAATAACACCTTCCATAATCTCTGGCTTAGTTGCTTTGCGTTTTTTGTGACTCTGTTTTGATGGACATATTTTATTGAACAACTCATCACCAACAACACGATAAACTGATTTAACTGCTTCATAATTCATGACATCACCAACGTAATAAGATAAATAGAAGATAATGCGCACAATGCTATAACTGTAATTACTCGCAAACCTCTTTTAGTTCTTAATTTCATTTTATAGCTCCTTTTGTGCAATCTCTTTGTTTATTTGGTTGACCGTCCACTGAAGTGTTTGCCCTTTTTTTAGCTTCCATACTTTAGAGTAAAATTCCTTTTCATCAGTTTTACATTCTTCACAGCCAGCCACATCAAGCATGCCGCCAGACGGAAAGAATGAAACTTCAAAATGATAACCCTTTAGTTGCTCTCTAATTTCATCTTCTGCATATGTTAAAATCATACTAACTCCAAATCGCTTTATTAATCGAACTCTTCAAGCTCACAGGCTCAAAATCCTTCACACTAAACGTTTCATCTTCGTCATAGTCACCGTTATCAAGATGAGCTAACCACAGACTATAAGCTTTATCTTCTGCCTCAGGTTTGGTATCACCTTCAGTACAAAATAAGCCTTTATTACAAGCTGCATACCATTTACCATTTGAGTATTTATATTTTATTGAGTCTTTAAAGTTACTCATTTTATTTATTCCTCTTAAATAGTCCACTTATAGGCATTAGCACAGCCCACAGAAGCACGCTAATCCCAAAAGGTGCATCTCTGTCACACAATGTAGAGCCTTCCTTTACTGAGCTTGCAAAGCTAAAGCCGCAAAATATATACCAAGCAATAAATAAACAATAATAAAATTCTTTCATCTCTCTTACTCCGTTAGTTGTTGTTAAATATCAAAATGCTCTTTAAATATCGCTACCATTTCAAACATAATCTCATTTGCGTTATTGGTTAACTCAAAGTGATCTCTTGCTATTTTTAGAGTCTGCACTTCGTCAGTTTTAATATTAAATTGATCGTGCAAAAAGTCATTTATACTATCGGAATCACTGATTTTCGACCCCTCTATTGTTGAAATTAAATCAAATAACTTTTTAAGGTAGTTCTTTTCTAACTTTGTTAGTTTGTTACTCATAATCTACTCTCTGTTTAGTTGTTAGTTGGTCTGTTTAACTTCAATCCATTTTTTCTTTTTTGTGACCTTTAGTGCGAATTTTAATTTATCTAATTGCTTTTCTAAGTCTTCAATATCGCTTTCCATTCTTTCAATTGCTGGCTTTCTGTTAAAGTGATAACCATCAAAATAATGATCGTAAGTTCCACGCCCTTCATTCCCAACGGCAGCCCTGGCGTCTTTTTCATCTCCATAACCGGTTAGTATTTTATACTCAACGTGTTGCTGTCTGTTTATTACCTCTACCGTAGTAGGGTTTGTATATCCGAATGTAAACTTCATTCTTCTATCCCTTCTTGGTGTTTGTTAAATTAACTTCTATTTCTACAATTAACTTTAAAATCTGCAACGGCATCGTCAACAGTTCGACCAAAGCCAAATAACCCATTAGGCATTTCACCGATAGATACACACCATTTATCACCATCTTCATACAAGCTAGCTGTTATTTTATACCCTGCATTGCCTAAGTTTATTTCTATGTTATCTTTCATTATTCATTCCCCTGTTTTGTTTGATGTGGTTAGTTACTTTAGCGCTGAATTGCTACGTTATATTTAACTACTGTAGCCTTGCTTAACTCAGCATTATAGAATCCCTTGTCTTTACCAGAAATAACTTTATCCTTTGCCTGGAATTCATTGATAGCCAAAACCTCCTTGAACTCAACGGGATAATCTAACCAATGTATCTCTACTTTGTATTGATGTTTAACTTCCATTACTCTGCCCTTCTTGTGGTTTGATTAGTTAATCGTCTACGCTAAGTAATTCGCCAGCCAGTGATATTAAGTCAGCCGCCAACTCTTTAGCTTCTTTCGCGTTAAGCGTCCCCGTTTCAACTTCATCTACCCTAACCTCTACAAACTTATTGCTTATCCAGTGTAAATTTAAATTCATTTTTTTATCTCTCTATTTGTTTGATTAGTTATTAACTGAGATAATTAATGGCCATGAATCACTAAAACTACATGGCCATCATCTAAATGCTTTTTAATTTCTAGTTGGTAAAGCTCTGCAGTATCTTTTTGCTCCCAAACTCTATTGGTCCCATTTGGTAGCTTGGTCCTGCGAACATCTTCAACAGTGAAATTTAATATACCTTTTTCTCTTTTAGTGGCCACGCTAATTAATTTTGCAAACTCCCACTTGGCCACGTGTTTTTTATTAGGGTTAAACGAATTCACAGTTTCTATACAATCCATCGTGAACCATTCACCTCTAATATGAAATTGCTTGCAGGCTCTATGTAACATCTTTTCTATTTTGATCGCGTCCTTTGGCGTACTGGCCACGTAGTATTTCCATAATAGGACTAATTCACTAGGGCTTGATGTCTGCAGCGATTTAAGTCGGCCGTTAACGTTACTAGACATTCCTAACTTAATTTCTTGGCCATTACTGATCGCATATAAATAATGCTTCTTTTTAACTGCAGGTTTCTTTTTCACATAAGTTAAACTTTTGGCCAATGATAATTGAGCTGGTGTAAAGTAGTTATTAATCTGAAACCATCTAACTAATGACTCAGTTTTTTGTTTATCTGCAGTACTTGTTGTTTTGGCCAATGAAAAAGCTTTTAGCTTAACAAAGATCACTTCTTTATAATTTAACTTTATTTTCTTATGTTTTTTAACTTTAGACATAACTAAATCCCTTTCTTATCTCTAGATGTCTTAATCAAGCTCAACTAGCTCTAGACATTTAGATGATAATAATAAGGTCCCCCTAAATTAATATTTCATCGTTGATAACACGGATACAAGTAAAAGCATGGCCGTGATTTATAAACCCGTATTTAGATTCTCGGTTCCCTGAATATTTATTTAATAGCTTATTTTGCCGTTAGGGATTTTGACAAGATACCAATTAACTTGGCTATTTGAAGTGGTATTCGAGGCAATAAAAAAGGCTTAGGGAATATCTCTGGTGGATTGGGTTAACCTAATAACCCCAGAAACATTCACTAAACCTTATCTATCATTCGGAATCCACGCCAAACAACAATTACTATTATACTTTGTTATGCCTATTTATCAAGCTTTGTTAAAAAAGCTTTTGAATATATGAACGATAACATCAACATGCCACCCATTACCGAGCATTCTCATAGATTGAGTTTTCGAGCTTACCTTAAAATAATCATCCGGCACCCCATGCAGCCTACAAGAATCAATAAGTGATGGTATAAATACCTCATCACCTATAGCTATATTTGTGGCGCCTGAATTACTAATACCCTGTCCGTGAGTGGTTAAGCATTTAGCCTTTTGCTCTAAAGTTCTTATTGCTGATCTGCTTTTTGTGTATGCCAAAGTTCCTTTTACTTTCTTGTTAAACCTTTCTGTAACATTTACGCCACCGGACCATATATCACCTATACACGAATTGATTTTTTTTGGCGCCTTAAAGTCCCATGTAGCCCAATAATTCCTGTTTCTTGATATTGGAGCGATAAGAGATGCATTTATATTTACCGGGCTAATCCCCATGCATTCATTTATAACGTCTAAAAACTCCTGCTTCATGACTACGTTCTCTAGGAAAAAGTGAGCGTTACCATTAAAATCTAAACAATGGTTTACTATATCCATGTAGGTAAAAAACAAAGCTGACCTTGGATCGTCAAATGCTAATTGTTTACCAGCCATAGAAAAACCCTGACAAGGCGAACCACCCATGATCAGATCAATACTAGCCCAATCAACATCCCACTCCTTCCACTTGGTTACATCGCCTAAATGAATCATATTAGGCCAATTAGCGTTAGACTCTTTTATTGCGTGTACATCAAGCTCACTTGCGTAATATTTAGCAACCTTAACCCCTATCTTCTTGAGTGCTATCTGCCCGCAACTCATACCATCAAATAAACTCAATACAGTAATACCTTTTTTCATTCTCTAAATCCTCGTTCGTTGTTGATGAAATTAAATATAATCGATACCTATTGACAAAGTCAATATAATAATTATAATATTTGCAATAGATACTAAAACAAGGACTTAACAAATATGAAAGCAAAACAAAAACCACTTAGTTTTTCACTACACCCAGACAATCACGCCTATATAGAAGCGGTTGTAAGTAAGCAGAAAGAGACTAACCATCGCTACAATAGATCAACGTATATGGATGATTTAATTACTCACCTACGGACTAAATCAGAGGTGCAGTTAAAGAATATTCAAAACGTGGGGTTAACAACAATTGAAAACCCCAAACCTAAAGTAAGTAGATTTTCGCCACCTGACTTAACTTGTGTTTACAATTACATGATAGAAAGAGGCGTTAATGATATGGATGAGGCGAATAGCTTTAAAGACTTTTACGAGTCTAAAGGCTGGGTTGTTGGTAAAGCTAAAATGAAATGCTGGAAAGCCGCTGTTCGTAATTGGTTAAAAGGCTATAAAGAAAAATCAGCTAATAAAAATATATTGCAAGATTCATCTAATAGCGATTGGCACTTAAAAGAAGATACGGGGTTTTAGCATGAAAGGTTTATCTCAAATGGTTAAAGGTATTAATCGAAATAATATTACCGAGCATCAAGAAAAGCCGGTTATTGATGAATTTGCTAAAGGTATTATTAACCGTGTGTTTGATAACTTGGCGATTATATTTCCTGCTTGGCAATACAACTGGAAAACTCAACAGCAAATTGATGGTGCTAAACGTGAATGGACTAAAGCATTTATTGAAAACAAAATCTGCACGATGGAGCAAATATCATACGGGTTCGCTAAGGCGCGTAAATCTGAAACTGATTTCCTCCCAAGTTGCGGCAAGTTTATAAGCTGGTGTAGTCCATCTGCTGAGGATTTAGGTTTCCCTAGTGAGCAAAAGGCACTGGAACAATGTATATCACACCGCAACAAGAAAAAGATGCATATTGATAGTCACGCTAGCCATTTTATACAAACGCTCTGTGGATGCGTTGACTGGTTCCAAATGAATACGGCTAACAGTCAGAATCAAATAGCATTGGCTAACAAAGCATTTAAGGAAGAGTATTTACATTTAATCGCTAACTATCAAGAGCCACAAGAAACCGATAGCGCACGATTAGAGACTAGTGAAGTGACCAGAAAGCGTATGAGTCCATCACAACAAAAAGCAAGCTGTGAGCGTGGATTAAGTGCAATGGCAGAGGTTAGGGCTAAGCTAAAGAATAAAGGTGAAGAGTGATGAAAGAAATAACAGATATGAAAGAACTACTAAACGAGATTGAAGCTTATTTGTGCTTTAGATTAATGGCTGACACTCCAGTTATTGATGAGGGCGAAATTAGAGGTATAAGAAATTCAATAATCCATTGCCTAAAAGCTAATAATCAACCTGTTCCAGTAAAGTTGGTTAAACAAGGAGAGATAAGATGAATATATCAATTAGAAAATCAAAGCATCAAAAAGAACCTATGACAGACAATCAATTTAAGTTTGCGTGTAAGTGTGTCGAGTCTTACAAGTCAAAAGGCAATAATACTTATTTTAATTATGAAGGTTCGATTTATAACGAAAAAATGCACTGTGATATTTACACGACCAAAACACAAATATCAGCAATAGTTTATAAGCGCTAAACACAACCAATAGGAATGATAAGAGATGAATAGAGCATTTAAAAGCTATTAGAGCTAAGTTGAGAACTAAAACATAATCAATAAAGGTAAACACAATGGCAACTAGTAACTTTGATAATCCTGACTCGACAGGCTACGTGTATTTTGAAGGGTTTGGTAGGCGGATTCGTTATGTAATGGCTGGTAAATTAGAAACTCAAGATTCAATGGTAATTAACAAGGTAGTACCAAAACATCCGCAAGCAAGAAGAAATAAACGCGATAATTTTAAAAAGCATAATCAATAAGGAAGATAAGAATGAATAAGTTAAAAGAAATATCAAAAGAAACAGAACTTAAAATATTAAAGTACGCGGGAGTAATAATTGCAGAGCATGGCTCGATTGTTGGTGATAGATGTTGTCAAGATTGGAGTATTGACGAAGATCAAATAGAGCACCCAGAAATTGGTTTTGACAAAAAAGAGCAGAAAGCATTATCTTTTAATTACCAGCAATGGAATAGCGACGGTGAGGATTACGATGAAGACTGTTTATTTTTTGGTGATGAAATGTCAGTTTCTTTTATGCTGTCAAGAGCTATTCAGTTGATGATTAAAGGGATTGAATTAAATCAATCTCAAAGCAAGGATTAAACAATGCACTACGATAACGAAAGAGAGTTAGAGGTTAAACACGACATTAAAGATGTTGATATGACCGATTATACTAACGAGCAGTGGTTTGATGAATTGCGGGCGTATTTAACTGATGTAATGGGAATGAATAAAAAGCAGTTGAAAGATGAGTTTGATAAACGCTTTCCTGGTTTACTTGTGAAGGATTTATTATGAATTATAAAATAGAAAAGCAGTTGGTTGATCAGGCTGTAAATAACTGCAATAGAATCGATTATCCAGTTACTGTTACCGGACAAGATTTCGCTGATGATTTGGCTCATGCTCTTAGTGTAATTAATGTGCTATTAATTCAAGTTGAAAAGCTAGAAAGGTTTATTGAGACATCAAAATAACAATGCACCTCCAACAAAAAAGGCTCAATTAAGAGCCTTTTATTTTACCCGGCAAACTATAAAGTTTTAAGCATATCCTCAAAGTAGCTTTTATCAGTAGCACGCATTAACTTTTCAGCTTCATAATCATCTAGTTTTTTTCTTACCTCGCTACATGCTATGCCGTTTTTGTGAGGTTTACGTTTTAAGGGGTGGGTTTCTGCTTCAATTATATTCATTATAGAGTTTGCCAGTTCGTCAGCTAGTAGATTAGTTTCCATTATACACTCTCCAATAATTCAGGTGATTGATAAACGAAGTTTTCTATATGCTCAATTAATGAATTTGTGTATTCGCGCTTAGTGTAAATAATTCCCTCTTTTCCTCCGACGGATGGGCATCCGACAAACGAATTATTCTCTAGAAGTTTTTTGTTTATCACTTGTATCACCTCTTTTGCAAAAGCCCTATCACCTACAAAGGTGTTGTTTTTTGGTAGGATCTTATTTAGTTTTGGTCTGCATCTCGCTATTTCCGCAGATTCCATCTCGTCAAGTTGATCAATTTCGCAGTTAAAAAAGGAAAATGAATCGAACTCCTTTTCTCTTATGTGGCTCTTTATTCTTGCTGTCAATGAAACGGACTGCCCGACATACGTTGCATCACCGTTAAGGTATAATGTATAAACAGATGGAGATCCTGTTTCTGCAAGTGCTACTTTTTCTATTTGTATAATTATTATGTTCATTACTCTTCTCCTAATTGGATGAATTTCCAAAGCGTACAATTTAATATTGCTGCAACCTCATCAAGCTTCGCTATTGATAGCTTTCCATTCTTCATGATGTTAGATATGTAAGTTGGCGTACACTTCATCTTGTCAGCCAATTGTTTTTGGTTCATGCCTTCATGTGCTAAGGCTATTCTTAATGATTTCTCTAGTTTTTCTTGCAATGTCATAATTACTCTTTAGTTAAGTTTATTAATGTGTGATGAATCATAACTCAAGCAATTGACGTTGTCTAGGTTAATAAAGTTAACAAAGTGCTTGCAATAAGATTTTAGCTAGTCTATTATTGATTTCATCGAAACGAAGCAAGGAAAGTAAAATGAATGAAGATGATAAATCAAAAGCTAAATTGCTTAGTCAGATTATTGGCGCTATAGACGAGTTTAATTTTACAACTACTAGTCAAATAAATGGATATTTAAAATCACTGTTAGAAATGTACGAGGCTGAATAATGAGAATCAACGAACAGATAGAGTCGCATAAAAATGGAAAGGTTACGTTCTTAAAAATGGATCGTCCTCAGTTCGTTTGTGAAAGTGATGATGATTATATTGAGTACATAAATTATTATTGGAGCTTTATAAATAAAGCATCTTTTGATATTTCAACTCTTTCATTTTTTAATGATGAAGACCATATAGATATCGCTCATTTAGCTCAAGAAGTTGGTCGCGCTCATGGTTTACTGGAATTGTGCCACAAATTTTTAAGCGGAAAATCTTTACCAGTAACTAAAAAAGTTTCTAGTGTATTTACGACGACAATGTCACACGAAAGGAGAGCGTAATGGATAGCGAAACGGTAACAGTAACAATTAAAGGTGTGCCACACTTTTTTAATGGTGATGAATTAACCAGCCCAGCACAGCAAGCAATATTGTTTTTACAAGAGCTAGATTATTTAGAGGCGGAATTTTAATGGAAAAGTCAGAGTCAATTAAAAATTTAGCTGTTGCTATGTGTAAAGCTCAAGGTGAAATGGGGGGTGCTCACAAAGGAACGAAAAACCCATTTTTTAAAAAGAAGTATGCTGACCTTGGGGCGGTAGTTGAAGCTGTAAAGGAGCCTTTCGCGACTAACGGTTTAAGCTATGTTCAATTCCCTATTAATGATGGTGACAAGATAGGCGTTGAAACTATATTGATGCACGAATCAGGGGAGTGGTTGATTAATCGCTTCACTGTAAAAGCATCTAAACAGGACGCTCAAGGTGCTGGCTCTGTTATTACATATTGTAGGCGTTATGGTTTACAAGCTGTTGCTGGGATACCTAGTGAAGATGATGATGGTAACGCATCAAGTAGCAATAATAATTCACCAGAAAAACCAACTAAAGACGATCTTTCATGGGTGTCAGCTATAAAGCAAAACCCAGAGAATGCAAAGCAAATAATAGATCCAGTTTACTTGGCTAAAATTCAATTATTTATTAAGGAAGGTTACTAATGGAAATTACTATTTTTAAAGAAATAACTACTGAAGGTGTTATTTCATCAATAGAAGAAAACAGCAAAAAGTATCATGAAGGTTTTTATGCTGACATGAATAACGCACCAGAAAGAAAGCTTGTAAAGGAAAGTGCTGCTGATATCAACAATATGATTAAAGATTTAAAGGCTGCACGAATTAGAATCACAAAGGAAAACACAGCAAGAGTAAACAAAGAGCATGACGCTATAGTTGAGCGACTTATTACTGCAAACTTGCCTTTTACAGTTTTAATTGATGAATACAATATTGAACGTAAACGTATATTAGATGAAGAAAAGCGTGTTGTAGCATTAAAAGCCGCTATGGTGCAGAAAGAAGATGATCATGAAATGGCTTTGCTTATCAATAAAACATTTGAGTTTGATAAAGCTGAAACAGCAAGGTTAGCAAAAGAAGAATCAGAGCGATTACGTGTTGACGCAGAGATGCAGGCGGCAGTTAATCAAGAGCGAATTAACGAAAAAGCAAGACAAGACACTATTAATGCTGAAAACGCAAGGCTAGCAAATGTTGAGCATGTAAGAAGCGTGAACATGGCAATACTAAATTCAATGATTGCTCACGGATTACCTGAAGCAGAAAGTAAAAAGTTTATAGCTACACTAGCTAGAAAAGAATTAAACCAACTAACAATTAACTATTAGGAAAATAACATGCACATTATTCATGGCGAACTAAGAAAAGCACCATACATCAAAACTGGTTGTGGTCAAGACGGTCAATCAACGATGTTTATCGTTGAGTTATCAGAGGTTGTAAAGGACCGTCAAACTGGCGAGAATACATATACTAATTACAGCGCGGCTATTTTTGCCAAGTCACCTGCTCAAATTGGTTACTACACAACATCATTAGTAGAGGGTAATTTTATCGTAGTTAACTGCGAGAAGTTAAAAGTTGATGTTAGCGAAAGTAACGGCAAGCAATACATTAAATTGCAAATGGAAAACGCAAGACTGGAAGGTGCTAAGTACGTCGAAAGCAGCCAGCAAGGAGGTTACACTCAGCAGCAGGGAGTACCACAGCAATATCAGCAACAGCAGCAGCAGCAACCAGCATTCGGTCAACAAGCAACAAGTCACAACTTTAACAACATCGGTGGCTTTTAAGGCGGCTAGCTGTTATTGTTAAAGTCAAACCTAAGCACCTTTCGCCGTAGAGATACGGCACTTAACCTCAATTAACAGGTGCGAATATGATCACTCAATCTAAACTAAAAGAAATACTTGATTACGATATCGACACAGGCGTTTTCACTTGGAAGGTTTCTGCTTCTTCTTCCGTATCTGTCGGCTCGATTGCTGGGGCTATAGATAATAAGGGCTATCGAAGAATAGGGCTTAACCGAACTTATAAAAGAGCGCATAGGTTAGCTTGGTTTTACGTGTACGGTGAATGGCCAAAAAGCCAGATAGACCACATAAATAGAAATAGAGATGACAATATGTTGTCAAACTTAAGGGCCGCAAACGACCAGCAAAACTGTAGAAATAGGTCTCCGAAGATAAACAAGTTTGGCGTTATAGGGCTATCTTGGTGCAAAAGAAGTAAAAGGTTTTTTGCTAGGATAACCATAGACAGAAAAACCGAGTATCTTGGGTACTTTTCCGATATGTTTGAGGCTATATGCGCCAGAAAATCAGCAGAAAATAAATATTTTAATTTTTAGGATTTGAACTAATGGAATACGAACAATTAGAGCGGTGTTATAAAAACGTACTAAGTCAGCGAGATAGATATCACGATAATGGCGTTGAATTAGAGTTGCTTGTTGATACTTTGATGTACGAGTTAAATATGGCTATTGATGAAGTTAATGCTATGCGAGATCTTTATAATAAAGATGATTTAACTCCTGCGGATCACTGGGATAAAGAAACTTTGCACAATGCACAGGTGAAGCTACGCAAGATAACTTCACCAAGGTAATAACATAAATGAAAACTATAACTAAAGTTGTATTCACTCCAAAACGAAACGCTCCTGTTAATTGTAAGCAGGCTGAATATCTTGTTGACCATATCAACGGCAAGATTAATTACACTTATGCTCGCTCTATAGCAAAAACAAGGTTTGAATTAGATAATAAACTGCATGATAGATATAATTGTTTATGTGCTGAAATTGAGGTTTTATGAGCTATAAGTTTAAATATGTCGTTAAAGCTTCTAGTGATTACGAGGATGCTTCTTTAGGCTGTTGTGTTGTGGAAGTTGGTATAAGGCATGCAGATTTAGAAACGAGAAAAGAGGCTCTTTATTTAGATGGATGTGAAAATATTAGGTATGCATGTTCAGCAAAAGGAATGAATGAACGTATACGGCTAATAGACTCTTTAATTCTAAAGGGCTTAGGCGTATAATAGTAAAATTACGCGCCATTTTAGATTGAGAATGAAAAAAATTAAGCAGATAGACATTGTTTTGTGCGACGACTGCGACGGAGGCGACCCACCAAAAATCAATAAAGCGGACCATCTTATACCGTACCGAAAAGAGCATTACGGAATGTTAGAAGATGGTTCAATTGATAAGCGAGTTGTAGGCATTTGCAATAAATGCTTAAAGAAAAGAAACAAGTTTCAGCGAGAAAACACACAAGAGGTCGATGTTGACCATCCACACATTGTTTTAAGAAATATATAAGGGTTAGTCATGATTAAAAATGCTAGTCAATGGATATTGGAGTATTCACAAATTAACTTTTTGGATAGCTTTATGGTCCAAGGTTTTGAGTTTGAATTAATGTCACTAAGCAAAGAAAATATAGAAGCCGCTCGGGTGCTCACATCATCTAAAGATATTATAGAATTAGCCGCTAATGGTGGTATTGCTATAAATAAAAATAGAATGATTGAAGATGAAAGCCTTATTGGTGGTTTAGCTGCTTACTGGGATCATCCAGAAGTTAAAGCTTTTGAAGATCCCACAATCATGTTTAGTGTAGGTGAAAAAGTTTGTGAATTGTCGGGGCTATCTGACGTGTTAAGCGAAATGATTCTCGATGAAGAAGTGGCAGAAGAGGCAAGAATCGCAGAATTAGCTAAAATCGAAGAGGCGCATAGTGAAGCAATCGAAGAGCAAAAGCTTCTTGATGATGCCACCAATGGTGATACTGGCGTGCCTGATACGTTACTTGGTAAACTAAATCAAGCTGCTGAAGATTATCACGCAGCATAACAAAAGGTAAAATAAATATGACTGTACACGGAACAACATTAAGTGCTCCAGTAAAAGATGAAGCTGGCCGGCTTTACCCTGACGCATTTATCGGCATTAGAAAGGTTGTTGAAACACTACAAAAGTCACTTGATAACCCAAGCTTTAGTGATCTTGATGTGCCAAGGGTTGAATACAATATTAACGCTCTCGTTTATAGTGTTAGTTATTGGTGTAACAAAGAAACATTTGAATGGCTTGATGGTGCGCACTCTAGACCATTATCAAACCCGCTAAGTGTTGAGCCTGACATATTTGAGGCTGACGTTACGACCTCAGAGGCGCAAGCCGCAATGAATAGCGGGTTGTCTGGTGATGATTTAACAGTTGAATTAATTAGACTTGATTTAATTAGACGAGCTATTTAATGCCAAGCCAGCTTAAAATATAAGCTGGCTTATTTATTTTTACGGGTAGCAAATGAATAAACAACAACTAACCGATTTAGTGATAATTCCAACGCTAGACGAAATTCCAAACGGGTACTCTGGCGAAGCTGTAATGGCTATTCAGATGATAATTGCTCATGAAAGTGAGGGTGGAGAATATATAAGGCAAAAAGACTGCTGTGGCGATGTGGGTGCATTCGGGGCCACTCAAATTGAAAAGTTAACACACAATCAAACATGGAAGTTTGGGGATAGCATCTGGAAAAATGCGTTAAATCTAAAAATAATATCTAAAACTGATTTCTTTCTGAGGAAGCACCCACCAGTTGAACGCTTGATTTATGATTTGCGTTATGCTGTATTTATGACAAGACAAAAACTATTCATGGCCCAAGGTGCTTTACCCTTGAATGCGAAAGATATGTCAGTGTATTTAAAAAAACACTGGAACGGTGACGGCAAGGCAACACCAGAAAAATATCACAATGATTTTTTAAGGTGGGTATAATGACAGAAAAAACTGACATCGAAAAAATGAAAGACATGGCTGGCTTTAAGTTTCCTGAAATATCAGATGGATTAGCAAAGTTATTGGTTGAGCAAGAAAAAAACAACGTCCTTGTTGAGGATAATAAAATCCTTCTTAAGGCAATTGTCCAATCAAAGCTAGATCAGAAAATTAGTGACAACGAAAAGCACGCAGTATGGAAAAAACAAAAAGACCAAAGCACTATTCTTTCACTGGTTGCGATATTTATAGCAGGATTGGCGTTTGCTGATAGTAGAAATATTGATGTTATCGGTATTGCTATGGGTTACATTAATTCAATAGAGGCATTATTATGATCTGGAATTTTTTAAGTAGCTTAGTGTCACCAATTACTAATGCAGTAACAAAAGTAAATACTAACAAAACAGAAGTTAAAAAACGCAATATTGACCGCATAATTAACGCTGATGACAAGTTAGCAGAGTGGGAAATGATTCAGGCCGAAAAAGGCAGTGGTTGGCGTGATGAGTGGTTTACTATCCTTTTATCGATACCTTTAGTGGGAGCGTTCATACCTCCGTTTGTGCCTCATATACTGGCTGGATTCGATGCGCTTAATCAAATGCCTGTTTATTATCAATATTGGGTAGCGGTAGCAATACTTTCATCCTTCGGTATTAGGGCTATTAAAAAGTGATAGACTTAATCATACTTGTGGTATTTGTCCTTGTAGTTCTCGCATTAGTCGCAGGGTTTTTATATTGCCTAAAAGATTTGATCCACATTTTATATTTATATTATGTAGAGTGTAAGATTTATAACGAGACACAACACCCTGAAATATTTTGGACAGATTTAGATTTTGCTAGAATGAAAAAGGCTCATGATTGCCGGGCAAAACGTAGATTTATAACGAGTCATTATCTGAATTAAAATGTGTTAGAATAGGTTAATTCAGATAATTAAATAATCAAGGTTAAATATGGCGTTTTATTATTTTAAAAGCGGAGGTACGGCAACTGGTGATTCTGGCAGGTATTTGACGGCTCAGACAGGTAGTTTTGCGACTCTTGGTGCTGCTAATTATTACGATAATATTAAAGCAGCAATGAACGCAACGACGCCGCCAGTTTCTGGTGATGTCGGGTACGGTAGTCATTTGCATTCACACCTTTATACAGCAAACAATGCTTATGTAGGGTCAACATCTGGTGAGTTTATACATTGGGCATCAGTAAATGACGCGGCAATAGACAGTTACCTTGCAGGGGCTTCAGAAAGCGCGTCTGATGGGTTTGATTTATCGTTCACTGGAAGAAATACTTTTACAGGTATTGATTTGATGTCGGGTGATGACATTGATATTACAAACCAAAACACTCAGGTTTTTGTTACTAATGGATCTATAGGTGTTGATGGTGGTAATGATATAGTCAGAATAGCTGGTGACGGTTCTGCGTTGGTTTTGAATAATTCTGATTTATCTTGCGCAGGCTTTAGCGCCTCTGTTGACCTGTCAAACGGTGTTTATTTGGAAATGAACGGTGGTGCAGTTATTACGGATGATAGGTTTATGTTCTCAAATTGGGACAGCGGTGGTGCAAAAGTCAAGCTTACGGGCGTTGATCTTACTCAAGTTTCAACATACCTATTAAGATTTGTTGGTGCTTCACCGAGCACTGATGATTTACTCGACGTTAATTTGATTGGGTGCAGTTTAAGCACATCATCTCCGGGGTTTGTTGAGGAAGAATTTACAAACTTAAATCATAAGTTTTCTACTTTTAATTCATCAAAAACAAGCGCTGGCGCTGAGTATCAGTTTTTTGTTCGTACAATGCAAGGGGATGCGGCAGATGAGTCTGATAGCGGGATACACAGAAATGAATCAACAGCATTCCCAAGTGGTACAAAAGTAAGTATAAAAACCACAACCAAGTCCACCACCTCAAAATTCAACCCGTTAGTGATAGATTTACCTTCTGTATTTGCTGATTTGTCAAGTGCATCTAGTGACACGCTAAGAATATATTTCGCAGTAGCTAACACGACAACATTAACTGACACTAACTGCTGGGCTGAATTGACTTACTCAGACGGAACGGTTAAGCAACAATATAATTTAGCATCAAATAGAAACGCTGATATTTTATCTGCTGGAGTAACTCACACTGACGATAGTGGCGCATCAACTTGGAAAAATGGCGTGGTTGATTTAACGGGCTACAATGAATACAGGATGGATGTTGATACTTCCGCTAATGCTGGCTCTGATGGTGTACCAATAATAAAAATTTATTTAGCAGAGCCGTCAGTCGATGTTTATTTTGATACTACTGTTAATGTGGTGGCGTAATGTCAAAGTATATTGCAGGCGGTAAGATATACGAAGATAACGAAAACACGCTTTCTATTGTCGGCAATAAGATACTAAGGCGCACTGGTTTTTCAGGTGGTAGCGGGGTAACTGTAACAGCATCACTTGGAACAATTAGTTACACTTCCCAGGACACTACCGTCTCACTTGCTGGTGTAATAGATGTAAGCACAACTTTGGGTACTATTAGTTATTCAAGCCAAGATGCGTCAATATCACTAACAGGTTCGCTTGATGTATTTGCCACACTTGGATCAATAAACTATTCATCTCAAAGTACTACGGTAAGTTTAACAGGCGATGTAGATATAATCGCCACATTAGGCGCTATAAATTACACGTCTAATAACGCTATAATAAGCCTGTCTAGCGAAACAATAATAAACGCCACGTTAGGCACGATTGATTACACTAGCCAAGATACAGCGGTTACACTATCTGGCTTAATTGATATTACATCAACGCTAGGTTCAATTGTTTATAATAGTTACCCAGTAATCGTTAGTATTGGCGAAGGGCAAGTTATAGGCAATGTTACAACCTCATTCGCTGACAACATTTATACAGCAGGCTTTAAACCTGATACAATAACAGTAAGTTTTAAATAGGAAGAAGAAATCATGGCACAAGGTAGCTTAAAAACATTCGATTATTACCCGTTTAAGGCTGGTAAGAAATTATACGATAACGTTAATGATACGTTTAAATACGCATTTATTACAGACGCATATTCTACAGTAAGCAAGGCAACAGTTGACCCAGCCCTCGCTTCATTTACAGAAGTTGCGGCAGGGGGTAATTATGCTGCGGGTGGTAATGCTTTACCAGGTAACGCTTGGACCATCGCCGCAGGCGTATCAAAGTTAGATTTTACTGATATCAGCTTAACTAAGTTAGCAGGAAGCCCGACAACAGCTAAGACATTATTAATTATTAATTCAACGGCTACAAATGACTGTTATCACGCCATACAATTAGGCGCTGCTGATGGTGATGCTATTGATTTAGTAAATAACGATTTAACTGTTACGTTTAATGCTGCTGGTACGGTTAATATCACAGTGACAGCGTAAAAATAAACTTCAATTAAATCAACGGGGAATTCATAGTTCCCCACCGTATATATAAACCCTAAAGGGGTAGTAAATGGCAAAGCCTAAACTTACAGATAAGCAGGAGCTTTTTTGCTTAGAATATCTAATTGATTTAAACGCAACGCAAGCAGCTATACGCGCTGGTTACTCAGAAAAGACAGCCCACTCGATTGGCAATGAAAACCTTATAAAACCATTAATACAGGCGCGTATAGCCAAGGCAATGGAAGAAAGGGCAGAAAAAACCAAGATAGATGCATCATACGTACTTAGAATGAGTAATGAGCTTTTATTGAGGTGCATGGTAGATGGTGAGGACTTTAGCCCTTCAGGAGCTGGTAAGGCACTAGAGCTAATTGGAAAGCATGTAAATGTTCAGGCGTTCAATGAGAAATCTACTAGCGAAACAACACTAAAAGTATCTAACTCATTAGCTAAAAGGTTGACGGGTGCAAGTCTCAGATAATCATAAAAAAGCTAGATGGTACATTGATAATATTGAGCAACTAAGTTATGAAGACTTAGCTGAAGCAATGGCGTATAAATGGTTTCGCCTAAATACTATTTACAATATTAAAAACAAAGCTGGCAAAAAGGTTTTATTTACTCCTAACGCTGAGCAAGAAGAATTTTATTGTGGCCAACATGGTAGAGATATAATACTCAAGGCTAGGCAGTTAGGGTTTACCACATTTAAAATGATAAGTGATCTGGATGATTGCTTATTTATTGAAAACTTTAGTGCTGGCTGTATCTGTCACAATATGGATTCAGCTAAAGATATATTTAGAAATAAAATAAAGTTTGCTTACAACAATATTACTGATGATCAAAAGTTATTAATATCAGAACTTGGGTACGAGTTACCAACACCAACCAGTGACAAAGGTAACGCTTACGTTTTTAGCAATGGCTCATCTATCAAGGTTGGCACGTCATACCGTGGCGATACTTTGCAATCATTACACGTTTCAGAGTTTGGAAAAATATGTAAAAAATACCCAGACAAGGCACAGGAAATTGTAACAGGCGCATTTGAAGCAGTACCGGCAGAAGGCGGGGTAATAACATTAGAATCAACGGCAGAGGGTAAAGAGGGTTATTTCTTTCAATACTGCCAAACAGCCAAGAAGTTAAAAGACTTAAAAAAAAAGCTGTCAATATTAGATTTTAGGTTTCACTTTTTTAGTTGGTGGCAACGTCCTGAGTATGAAATTAACGGCGATATACTTCCTTCATTACAAAAATATTTTGATGAGTTGGAGTTTAAGCAAGGCGTTACACTCAATGATAGGCAAAAGGCGTGGTACTCGGCTAAGTGGGCGATTCTAGGCGACGATATGCGCAGAGAATACCCGTCAACACCAAAGGAGGCGTTTGAACAATCAATAAGCGGGGCATATTATTCTCAACAGTTCGCAGAGATATACAAAGACGGCCGTATAATTGATTTAACATCATACGATAATAAAGGCGATGTATTTGTTCAGTCTGATATTGGTGTAGGCGATTCAACCGCTTTGTGGTTTTATAGAAAAGTTGGCAATGAGATACATTTGTTGCATTATTACGCTAATAGCGGCGAAGGCCTGGGTCACTATATGAAATATATCGATGAACTAGCAGAAAGGAATAAGTGGCGCATTCGCCAAAGATATGGCCCTCATGATATGAATAACAGGGAATTTGGCAGCAACGGAAAGACCAGAAAAGAATTGGCGCGTGAAGGTGTAGAGTACATGGGTAAAACATATCGTGCTGACTTTGAAATAGTACCGAAGCTTGGCGTTGATGATGGAATTCAATTAGTGCGTGGCATATTGCCTCGCTGCGTATTTGATGAATCATGCGAAGAAGGTATAAAGGCATTAGAATCGTACCGTAAAGAATGGAATGATAAGCTGGGCTGTTGGCGTGATAAACCATTACATGATTGGGCTAGTGATGGTGCTGATTCATTCAGGTATTTAGCTGTTACAGAAAGTAAGCGACAAGGTAATACACACGTGCAGCAACTAATTGTATAATAATGTATAATGATAAAAAATCATCGGTTAAGCCGATATAACAACTAATTTAAGGCTTACCATGTCAACAGACGTTTCAGAACAGAGAGAAGAATACACGGAGCTATTACCATATCAATTAGCTAATCGTGCAGCGGTTCAAGGTCAGCGAGCTATTAGAAAAGGCGGCACTAAGTTTTTAATGCCGCTTGCTTCTATGATGTGTTCAACTTCTTACAATGCGGATGGTATTGCAAGGATTGATTACTCGACCACTTTAACGGCAGAGGGCAAAGCTAAATATGATAAGTATTTGCACAACGCTTACTTTTACGGTGCATCAGGGCGAACGGTGACGGGTTTGTCTGGTTTGATATTCGCTAAACCTCCAGTGTCAGAGCTACCTAATCAAATTGATTACTTTAAAGAGAATGTTGACGGCAAAGGTAAGTCATTAAATGACTTTGCTAGCGAATTGGTTAATGATGCTTTTCAATCTGTTTGGTCGGGTGTTTTAGTTGCAAGACCATCAACTCCAGAAGGTGCAAGTGAGTTAGAAGTTGAGCAGTCAAACTTGCGCCCTAAATTATTACATTATAAATTTGAGTCGATAATCAATTGGGATTACACAATCATAAATAACAAGGAAGTTTTGTCTTTGTTGGTCCTAGTAGAATCAACAACCAAAAGAAACGGGTTTAAAGTTGAAAGCGAAAAGCAGTATCGAGTATTAGAATTAATTGGCGGCATTTATCATCAGTCATTATATAACAAAGATAAAAACGTAATCGAAGATGCAGCACCAGTAATCATTAACGGTAAAAATGCCACTGAAATTCCTTTTTTCTGGCTACAGGCTGATGAAGGCACTAAAGCGGTCATTGATGATTTGGTTGATTGTAACTTTCAACACTATAATATTTACGCTGATTACGGCTCTAAGCTGCATTATTCGTCATTTATTATCTATTATGAGACAGGCGTAAATAGTGGCGAAAGTCAGAACATGGTTGTTGGTAATGGTGTAAAGTGGAATGGTGGTAGTGAGTCAAGTTTTGGAGTCTTACAGCCAGACGGTAACGCAGATAGCCACAGGATAGCATTACAAGATACTGAGCAGCGCATGGCAGCATTAGGTGCTGAAATGTTAAAGCCTAGAGTTAGTGGTGCAGAATCAGGCGAAGCAAAAGCATTAGACCAAGTGGCTCAAAACTCAACTACTGCAAATGTAGCCAATACAGTAAGCGAAGTATTAACTCGTGCGTGTAACTTTGCAAGCATGTGGATGAATGGCGCAGAAGATACGGTTTACAGTCTCAATACAGACTACAACCCCACTGGAATGAGCCCGCAGTTATTAACAGCACTAATGGCAGCGGTGCAATCTGAAAATACTATCAGCGGGCAAACTTTATATGAGCTAATGCAGAAAGGCGAAGTAGCAAACACTGAAAGAACGTATGAAGAAGAGCAAGCATTGATAGCACAGCAAACGACGAATATTGAATAATGGCTGACCCAATTCAACAAGCAAGTAGGCATTCAATCTATGTAGACAGGTTTGCTGGCTATCTCGCTAATTTATTCAATCCATACTCTGAAAAGTTAAAGCGTGAATTGCGCTTGATTATGCTTGATGCTCCTGACACAACTCAAAGTATCAGGCGTATTAATCAGATAATAAAAGAGTTCAGAAGTATTTCGCTGGCCCTGTATGGTGATTATAACGATAAGGCCATCTTATCCGAGCTAGAAGCCTTTGCTATTAGTGAAGGTGATTTTACTATTGACAGCTTAAAGTCAGTCATTAAATCATCGGTAGAATTAACTTCTTCAGCTCCAGCTCAATTATGGGCCGGTGTGAACTCCACTCCTTTAGTTATACCTGGTCAAGGTGGTGTAAATTTATTACAACCTTACATTAAAGAAATGGAAGCTATTCAGGTTAAGAAAGTATCAGACTTGATAAAAGTCGGATTTATGACGGGTAGGACTTCACAGCAAATAGCGCGAGATATCGCAGGGAAAGACGGGTATCTAGATAAGCAGAATAAGCGAGCCATTAAATCAATGGTACGTACTGCGACTAATCATGTTAGCAATATCGCACGACAAAAAACTTATGAAGAAAACGACGATATTGTTATCGGTTACGAATGGGTGTCAACTTTAGATGGTCGAACAAGTAATATATGCAAAGGCTTAGACGGCACGATTTTCTTAAATAAAGACAAAGATAAACGATACCCTCCAGCACACGTAGGATGCCGGAGCACTACAGCGCC